TTAAGGGATTTTTTGGATTTCTTTTTGTAGCCAGTCGGTACTGCGAGCTGTATAGACACGTTCGGTGAGGTCGGAAATATAGTGCCCGATTATGCGTTTCAAAGCGTACTCGTCAACTTCAGCTTTCTTTGCGGATGTAACAAAATGTACACGTCCGTCGTGTCCAGTATGTGCAGGATTTAAGTTGAGTTCTTTAACAGTGACAAGGAGTCTGGCCTCGAACGAAGCGTAGTGGGTATGGGCATTTTTACCTTTAGACATATGATTAAATAAATATGGCGAATTGATTTTGAGGGCTTTTTCGTAACGGGCCTGAATAAGATCATAAATGCGGGAATGAATCGGAACCGTCCGGTTTGTTCCCGCTTTTGTTTTCTTACCGCCAGTGAAGGTCCTATGCTCAAGGTCTACGTTAGCAACCAGAAGGTCACATAGTTCGCCAGGCCGCCATCCGGAATAGCACTGAATCAGAATCATATCAACAACAGGACTCTTATCAAGACTATTCCACAGAATTTCGATTTCTTCATCTGAATATGGGATATGACTATTTGGCTTTCGGACATATCCAGAATCAATCGTAAATTGTCTAGCTGGGTTTTTATCGATGATTCCGCAGGCAACGGCATAATCAAACAGGTTATTGTAAAGTGCTTTAATTGAATCTTTAGCATTATTTTCAGGGTGGCGCTCTTTACCGGCATACAGAATGACACCGTTTTCGATACAGTTCCGCAAATCAGAAATTCTGATTTCACAAACTCGCTTATTCTGGATGGACGAGGAATAATCCCACGATGTGCGATACCGAGCGAGAGTGAAATGACTGACCTTGCCTATGCGGGTTTTATACCACCTCTCGTACAAGTCTTTGAGGGTTGTAGAGCTGCCAAGATCAAACGGATTACGACGAAAATCCAGCAAAGCTTGATAGGCTTCGTTGTAGGTAGCAAAATAGGCTTGCGGTCTTAATGGCTTGCAGATAGGACGGCCTTCTTCGTTCTTTCCAACAGTTACCATTACGCGAAAGGGGTTCCGTAAGTTACCAGTCTTGATCTCTGTAATTTGGCCGAATCCATTTGGTAAGCGTCTACGGCGATTACGCTTTTTGGTTTTGTGGGCAACGATTGTTTGGGATAGTTCCGCACGAAGAGGATATCCGCAGTGAGGGCAGGAGATGGCTTTATCGCTGGCCTGAAGATTGCACTCTGGGCAGGTGATTAACATTATTATCGCGTCCTTTCTTTTTCTCAGTATAGCATGATGGATGTGCTATATTTCGTACATTGAACAGAATATTGCACAAAAAGCTCGGAAAACCGGGCTTTTTCTATTTGGAAAGCTATTCTAGGTTAAACGATATTCTGCTGGCTGTCAATGGTTCATACATGAAAAAATTAAAAGCATGACGCAGACTCCCGTTTCTTCCAGTAACATCCTTTTAGTACCAAGATGTGGAAATGAGCTTGGTAAAAATCAAAAAAGGAGTTAAACGAAATGGAACAGACTGTATTTGGAGCCGGAAGTGTCCCGGTACGAGTGGCCGCAAAAGTGTATGGAAGAGATCCATCGTGGGTAAGAGCAGGAATCATTGCGGGATGGCTCCCAATTGGTGAAGCTACAAGGAATGGGGAGAAGATAACTGATATCAAACAGATGGATTCAAAATACGGGAGAATAAGTTACTATATTTCGCCCAAGCTCCTATACGCACAGACCGGTTATGTATGGGAGGGAAAGTGATGCGACACGAGAAACCAGAACTTTCCGAGAAGAACCCGTATCATTTATCTCGGCATCGATACTACGAATTGAAACATTTTTGCTTCCAATACCCTGAGTGGAAAAAGAACATTACACTGGCGAGCGGTTGGGAAGCGCATGGAGATAACATTGGCGGCATCGTAAGAGGAAACATCCCTTCTAACCCGACCGAACGCTGTGCCATTGTACGAGCATACTATTCGCAGCGCATTGAACTGATTGACAGTTGTATTGCCGAGTTAAAAGAGCCAGCGGTTGGATCATACCTATTGAAGGGTGTGACAGAAGGGTTCTCCTATAATAATCTTCGGGCCAGGGGCTGCCCCTGCGGATCGGAGATGTACTATAACCTCTATCGCAAATTCTTCTGGATCCTCAGCCGGGAGCGGGCATGACGCGAAAAATACAGCCACCTTTATGAAAGGTGGTACGGTAAAATGTTTAACTTGATTATCTGGATCTTGATCGTTGTGATTCTGGTCAGGCTGGCAAAGCTGATCGGAGCAAAGACAAACGAGGTGAAAAGCAGAACAAAGAAGAAACACTGATCAAAATGGAGCTTGTGAGAAATCACAGGCTCTTATTTTTTGCGTAGACGCGAAAAATTCACCTTCTATTATGGAAAGAAATAAACAATTTTAGGAGGTATTTACTATGCTGAACGATGTTCGGTGTGGTATCCGCTGATGGATTCTGACCGGAAAACGGGCGTATGGAAACATGCGCTCCTTTCTTTTTTCTATTTTAGAATAGGCCGTAACGAAGCAACGCGAAATTTTCTCTGTGCTTTATGGAAGGATGTCTTCTGAAATTTGAAAGGAGATTATTATTTATGAACTATCGAGTAAAGACGAACTTTGACCGGGGCTATGTGAATGCAATGGATAAGGTGCGGGTGTTTATTGAAAGCAACCAGAAAGTGATGTTTGTGAATACAGATGAATACAAGGATGCAAAAAATGCACGCGCGGCTTATGTAAATGCAATTACATTGATCCGGGCAGGAGGAATTGTGAGAGCAACTCGAAGCAGAAATGACCTATTTCTGATTCGCAACGACATCTAAGGCGTAGAGAGCTTACGAGAAATCGTAGGCTCTTTTATTTTTTTCATCACGCAGAAGACCGTTTTATCCACTACATTATTAAAAGGAGATTTTCAAAATGCTGTACATCTACTATGCTGTGTTATTCGTTGCCATCGTTCTGGGGCTGCTCTTCGGGATGGCGCTCTACCGCTGGTTCCATTACCGTGATATTTACGAAGTGGGCGAGCTGCTGATCGGCGAGGAGGATTCCCCCGACTGGTCCTACCTGAGCCTTAGCCTGGATGAGGAGGTGAAGAATTTTGAAGGCGACAAGTACATCATGCTGCGGGTGCACAAACTGGACCTGACGCGAGAAAAACATGGTGCTTAATGGAGGAAACTCTAATTACTTTGTAAAGGAGAAAAATCAAAATGGAAAACTACGAAAACAAGGAATTGCTGAAGGAAGCGGCAAAGCAATCGCTGGAAAGTCTCAAGGACTTGAAACCGGGTACGGAAGAGTACACGAATACGGCGAAGATGGCATTGCAGCTGTACGACATGCAGCTCAAGAGCGACGAGCAGGAGAGCAACCAGAACCTGAAAGAAGATGAGGAACGGCGGAAGGGCCAGGAGGTCATCAACGATCAGGAGAAGGCTGCCAAGGCACGGCGCATTGAGTGGGCAAAGTTTGGCATCAGCTGCCTGACGTTTCTTGGAACGATTGGTACGACGGTATACTGGTCGATCTGCGAGGCTGGCGGTGTAGCGCCGCTTTCCAGAGCAATGAACGATGGTCTCCATGAGATCAAGAGAGGCTTTACGGACAGAAAGTAAAGGAGGAACCGAGAGGGTTCGTGGCGAAAGCTGCGGGCTCTCTTTATTTTTATGAGATATCACGACATACCGCCAAAAGAGTGGACGAGCTATTACGGGAGCGTTTACCGATGCAATCACCCGGTGTACCGTGTCTGCACGCTCTACCGGGAACAGGGGAAAGGCTTGTGTGTGATCCAGCAGCGTTACAACGAGAAAACCAAGGCTACTTACTGGAGCGCCATCGACCCCTGGCTGACCGACAAGATCTATTTGCATGAAGGGTTCCGGCAATATTTTGATAGTCACGCCAAGAAGAAAAACGCAAAGGGCGAGTACCCGACTGTGACCGTACGGCAGATCATGTGGGCACTGCGCATGAAGCCCCTCAAGAAAGAACGCTGGGAAACCGTGTTTGACCGGAGTTTGATCTAGGCGCGAAAGTTTCTTCCTCTTTTATGAGGAGGTGAGCTTATGGATTATTTTCTGGCGAAGAGCGATCGCCAACTCGGAATCTGTTTGCGTATGCTGTACGCGAATGGGATTCAAGGACACGTTGAAACTGTACTAAACAGCAAGATGCGGATTGAATTCCATATCACGATCACAGAGATGGAACAATTTGACGAGTTGGATGCACGCTATCGAATCCAAATTTCCTAAGCACCATCCCAAGAGCAAAAGATCTGAAACATGGTCTTTTGCTTTTTGCCGGACTGTGATATACTGAGCGCAAGGAGGCGATACAAATGTTGGTACATTCAAGAATGAGTTGCCCGGTGAAGCAGAAAGATGGTTCGTGGACTACGGTTATAAAGGAGTTCGATGAAGAGATCCCTGATCTTGGGCGGCACTCCATGTATTGCAATAAGTGTGGTGATCCTCATTATCCGGAATGCGCGAAACGGTGCCCGGATGCAAGGGATTATATTAGAAAATGATATTTTACCGAAGAGCTTACGAGAAATCGTAGGCTCTTTTCTTTTGCCCAAACGCGAAAAATTCATGTTCCCTTATGGAAGAGATAGCTCAAATGGTAGAGCGCCACTTTATTGTGGAGGTGTGGATTCGATCTCCACTCTCTTTTTTCATTTTTATTTTTGGAGGTTGAACGATTATGGAGGACATTATGCTGATCCGGTCGAGTTTTATGCGCTGCATCATCTCGCAAGTCATCAATAAGATGCTGAAAAAGCAGTTGCCCGGCACAGAGGTACAGCTGGGTGAGGTGCAGGTGAACTGGAGCGAAAAAGAGCAGAAGCTGAAGATCCATCTGGTGGTGGACGCAGAGATGACCAAGCCGCAGCTGATGGATATTCTCAAGAAAGCTGATGTGATCTGACGCGAAAAAATCAGTGCGCTTTATGAGATGATTAGTCTCAGAATTATATTTTTTGAGGTACAAAACTATGAAGAAACTGATGAAAATCGCTTTTGGGATGGTGGCATTTGCAGGTGCTTGCGAAATCGTTAGCCTTACGTCTGTTGTAGCTATATGGGTTGAACTCATGCAGCACAATGAAGACGCTGCGGCCGACGCAATCGATAATGATATGAAACGCCGCCGATACCCCAACGAGTTGAAGGTGTATAACTTTATTAAGACGTGCGCAGCCGAGAGATTTTTGAATCACTAATCATTAAAGCTAGAGCCGTGGAGAAATCTGCGGCTCTTAATTTTTATGGAGGTTGACCATTATGAGTGCTGTAAAGAAATCTGTATGGATGCGCCTTGGTGTGCGTATGGAATTAACCGAGGAGGAACTGCGGCTTATACAAGAAAGCAACGACGGAACAGTTATTATGATGAACAAGCTTAAAAATGGTGAATTCACCATAAATGGTGACAGCTACATCCCCGAGGAAGAAGGCGATGATAACTGCTGGCCGATTCCGGAAGAGATAAACTTCTGCTTTTGAAATTTGGAGGTCGGACAATGAAACTGACGAAAACATGCGCGAAATTCTTACGCAAGCACGGCGGAACTATTCTGGCGGTGGCGGCATCTGTAGGCGTGGTGGCAACGGCCATTGAAACCGGGCGGGCAACCACGAAGGCACAGCACATACTTGAAGTTGACAAGGAGCTGACAAAATTCAACGAAGACGAGTTTGGAGTGACAGAAGGGCCTCCGACAAAGAAACAAATTGTTCTGATGTGCTGGAAAGCTTACGTTCCTGCGGTGATTCTGGGCGGCGGCACCATCGCCTGCATCCTGGGGTCCAACGCGCTGAACAAAAAGCAGATCGCAGGCCTGACCGCGGCATATATGGCGCTGGGAAAGACCTATCAGGAGTACCGCAGGCAGGTAGCAGAGCAAATCGGCGTGGAAGAAGAAAAAGATATTTACAAGGACACGCAGGATGTTCTGGAGACCCCCGCCCCGGCAGGCACAGACGAAGAAAAGCTGCTCTGCTACGAGCCTATCTCAAAAAGATATTTCCATGCAACGGAAACGGAGCTGATGGATGCCTTCTACAACGTGAACCGGAACTTTGCGTTGAATGGAGAAGTCTCGCTGAATGACTTCTACTCCTTCCTGCCCGGACTGGACTTTATACCGGAAGGAGATATGTTGGGCTGGTGCGCGGAGTATCTGAGCAACGAGTGGGAATATTACTGGATCGACTTCAACTATGCCCGGCAGACAACGGATGATGGATTGGAAGTGTACTATGTGACCGCATTCCAGGAGCCGATCAAAGAGTATCTGGATTACGACCCGACCAGACGGGAACCATTTTGAATTTTGAAAAGGAGAATGAATATGAAGAAGATCAATTGGTGGAAAGTTGCATCCGTGGCCATGATGGCTGCAAGCGCGATCCTGAGCTTTGGCCACGACCTGATCGAGGAGCAGCGCAGCGAAGAGGAAATGCAGGACATGGTGCGGGAGGAAGTTCAGCGTCAGCTTGCAGAAAAGAACCTGTAAACGCGAAAAATACAGTCTCCCTTATGGAAGAGATATCCAAACTGACAAACAAAGGAGATTGATATTTATGTACGATCACGACTATTATGCAAAGATGGACAAGGCAATGGTACGCGTGCTGAAGGCAGTTGCACGTTCAGTAGGATACGGCTTTACAGGGCTGTATCACTATCTGAAGAAGCAGCCGACCAGACTGTACGAGTATATCCGTTACCAGATCCAACTGGAACGCGATGATCAGCGTGAAACAGAAATTCGCTTCGAGAATTTGAAGCAGCACGGACATATCTGAAAGGCGAGAGCTTATGAGAAATCGTAGGCTCTTTCTTTTTTATAAATTTTTGGAGGTACGAACATGAACCTGAAAACATTTGCAAAGGCAGTGCGCAGGAGCGCAGGCAAGAACGCGTCCAAGATCCTGGGAGGGCTGGCGATCACGGGAAGCATCACGGCGGTCTATTTCGCTGTGACGGCCACCCCCAAGGCCATGATCCTGCTGGAGGAGAAAAAGCAGGAGCTGGGAGTGGAAAAACTGGACGTGAAGACCATTGTCAAGACGGCAGGCCCGGTGTATGTGCCTACTGCACTGAGCATGGTGCTGTCTGCGGGCTGTGTCATTGGTGCAGTCCATGTGGACGAGCGGCGGAATGCTGCACTGGCCGCGGCGTGCACCCTTTCTGAGAGCGCGCTCAAGACCTATCAGGACAAGGTGCTGGAGGCCATCGGCCCCGAGAAGGAACAGGAGATCCGGGAGACCATTGCACTGGAAAAGATGGCCAAGTGCCCCGAACCGGCAACCATCCAGCCTGCCAAGAACCTTGTCGCGACCGATGTTTCCTACGACCAGCGGGTGAAGTGCTGGGAAAGCCTGACCAACACCTACTTCTGGACGACCAAGGCCATGATCGAAAAGGCCGTCAATGGGGTCAACAAACAGCTGCTCAGTGACTTCCGAGTGAGCGAGAATGATCTGTTCGACTATCTGGGCATCGACCACTGCGTCAACGGTGACCTGCTGGGCTGGGACACGGATTCGGGGCTTAACGTTGATATTTTCTATGCGTCCCGGCTGGACGAGGACGGAATGCCCTGCCTGACGCTGGAGTATCACACGCCTCCGAAGTGGCTGGGCGGCTATTGATATTTGACCAGGCGCGAAAAATTCAGCTTCCTTTATGGAGGTAATACTCCGACATTATAAACTTATATTTAAGAAAGAGGTAACAAAAATGGACGAAATGACGAACATGAACGAAACTACTATGGAGAACGAGACTTCTGTTGAGGTCGTTCCGGAGGAGAATGTTCAGATGATCGATAACGAGGAAACTTCGAGCAACGGCTCGGGCATTGGTCTCGCTGTTGGTGCTGTGGGTCTGGTTGCAGCCGTGGGATACGGACTGTACCGGAAGCACAAGGCCAAGAAGCAGAACAAGGACGAGGAGAAGCCGAAGACCAAGAAGAAGATCGTCTGGCAGAAGCCCTGGAAGATCGAAGAGGCCGATTCTGCACAGGTGGACGTTCCTGACGAGGACGTTGAGGAAACTTCTGAAGAGAAGTAATGTTAGGTAAGGCGAGAGCCGTGGAGAAATCTGCGGCTCTTACTTTTTTGTTTTTGAAAGGATGACAACATGGCACAAGTAAACATGCCGAAGAGCAGCATCGGACAGCAGCCTGCCGCAGAGCCCCAGAAGAAGTTCCAGAAGGTCGTCAAGGGAAAAGTGACCCTCAAGGAGCAGAACGATATCCAGAAGATCGCCAACGAGTTCCTGGCCGAGGACCTCAAGACCGTGAAAAACCGCATCGTGGTGGATTATCTGCTGCCCATGCTGAAGAACGGCCTGTGGAGTATTTTTAATTCAGCCGTCAGCATTGCGCTGTTCGGTGAGGACCGTTCCCGCGGCTCTTCGAGCAACTACTCCGGCTCCCGCACCCAGCGGAACAGCTACGACACCTACTATCAGGGCGGCTCCGGCAACCGGCAGGGAAATCCGAACCGGGCCGTAGGACGCAGCTTGCAGAACCTGGACTTTGAGTTCCGCGCGGATGCAGACGACACGCTTTCCCAGATGTATGATGCGATTCGCCAGTATGGTCAGGTCTCTGTGGGCGACCTGTGGGATCTGATGGGCGTTTCCAACGAGAGCACCGATTACAATTACGGCTGGTACAACCTTGACGGGGCGTTCATCAAGGGCATCCCGGGCGGATATCGCCTGATGCTGCCTCGCCCTGTACCGCTGCGCTGAACAATAAGAAAGGATTGATATTTATGAAGTTCCTGAAAAAGATCGACAAAACCGAAATCATGGAAAAGATGACCCGTACTGCATCCAAGTGCGGCTACAAGCTGAAGAAGGCAAGTCCCACCATTATGATCGTTGGCGCTGCCATTGGTGGTGTGACTGCTACCGTGCTGGCCTGCAAGGCGACCATCAAAGCGCAGGATATTATGACCGAGCACTATGCTCAGGTGGAGAGCATCCACACGGCCAAGAAGCAGATCGACGATGGCACGGTTCAGCTGAGCGAGGGCGAGACCTACACCGAGAAGGATTACAAGAGCGATATTACGACCACCTACGTCCAGACCGGCCTGAAGCTGGCAAAGGTGTATGCACCTGCGGTCACCCTGGGTGCGGTATCTCTGGGCTGCATGTTCGGTTCCCACCATATCATGTCCAAGCGCAATGCGAGCCTGACCGCGGCTTATATTGCTCTGGACAAGGCCTTTGAGGAATACAAGAGCCGTGTATCCGACCGCTTTGGCAGCCGTGTTCAGGAGGAGCTGGAGCACAACATCAAGGCTGTGGAGCTCGAGAGCAAGAGCACCAACGAGCAGGGCGTGGAGGAGACCATCAAGGAATACAAGGACATCGCCATGCAGCACACCAGCCCCTATACCTGCATCTTTGACGAGACTGTGGACACCTGGCAGCCCGACAATATGCTGAACCGCAACTACCTGTTCCTGATGGAGCAGGCGGCAAACAAGCGTCTGCGCACCCAGGGTCACCTGTTCCTGAATGACGTTCTGGCATCTCTGGGCACCCACGGTGGTGTGACCCTGAAGACCCCGGAAGGCCAGATCGTGGGCTGGATCTATGACCCGAACGACACGACCCGACAGAACCACGTGGATTTCGGTGTGACCAACTACGTCAAGGGCGACGATGCGCTGAACAGCTTTATCAACGGCGGGGAGCGCTCGGTGATGCTGCGGTTCAACTGCGACGGGCCCATCATCGATAAGATCTGAGACTGATATTTTGGAGGAATACGCTATGACCAGATTCGTTAAGAGACTGTCTTACCTGTTTGCTGCCATGGCCGGAGTCTGCTTCGTCTCTGGTCTGGCGGTTCTTTCTGAGTGAGGTGGAACGATGGAAACTTTGGAAAGCACTTTCCTGTTTCTGGACTATCTGACCGATACCAAACGCAAGCGCCACATGGTGGGAGGCATTCTGATGAGTGTCTCCCTTTTCTTTGGCGGGCTGGCGTTTACCATGATGACAATCAAAGGAGACATCGACAATGAACAAGACCGTGCGTGATATTCTGCTCTTTGCAGCAGGCTTTGGGGCAGGTGCCCTTGTGATGCACACCGTTTTCGAGAAGAAATACGAGACCTATTACGGCAAACGGTATGAGGCCGAGCGTGAGAATCTGCGGCAGAAGGAAGCCGATATGGACAAGACCATCGAAGAAAGGGCGACCCAGAAGAGCTTTGAACAGCTGGCCGGAAAGTACCGTACCGAATCTGACCCGGAAGATGAGGTGGTGCATGAGGCCATCGAAGTCATTGAGCCGGATCAGCTTGGTGAGCTGGACGACTACGAGACTTCCTTCCTGACCTACTACGCGGATGGAACGCTGGCGTTCGATGCGGAGAATCAGCCCGTGGACGAAGATGATATTCCGAAGATCATCGGCAACGAGGCGCTGAACCGCATGGGCGAGTTCGCACTGAGCGCTGTTCATGTCCGTAACCACAACTACCACAAGGACTACGAGATTCTCCGGGTTCGGGAGAACTGGCCCGGCAACCACGACGATGAGGAGGATGAATGAACTTTATGAGGGAGACGGAGCAGTATTATGACTGGCTCTACAAGATCGTCTGCGGCGAATGGGAACCCCGGAACCTCAGCTTTCACCGCTTACTGATGTATCTTTTTAACCGGGATTATATTCCGGCGTGCGAAATGGATGTCTGCCGGGCAACGGACGGCATCAATCTGCGGTACCGCTTTGCATCGGAGAATAATATTCCGTACGGAAAGATCGATGCGGTATTTCAGGGCGTACCCTGCTCTATGCTGGAGATGATGGTGGCGCTGGCGATTCGCATCGAGGAACACATCATGGAAGACCGCAGCATGGGCAACCGTGTGGGGCAGTGGTTCTGGAGCATGGTCGTCAGCCTGGGTCTGGCTGCCATGGACGATACCCGCTTCAGCGAAGAACGCGCGGAACCGATCCTGGCCCGGTTTATGGATCGGGGCTACCAGCCGAACGGTGCTGGCGGTCTCTTTACGATTACCCGTACATCCATCGACATGCGTACCATTGATATTTGGTACCAGTTGATGAACTGGTTGAATGAGAATGAGTTTTGATGACATATGTATCAAAAATCTGCATCCCTATGGAAGGATTCGTTGAGAAGATACTCGACGATTCCCATGTGATGCTGCGAATCACGGCGTGTCGAGACGAGAATAACATTGGTCGGCTGATCCTGGCTGACCCGAATTACTGGAGGAAAATTGACAATGGAACTGACTGATATTTTGATCGACCTGAGCAACAGCAAGGCTGCACTGGAAGTGGCCAATCACACCATCCGCCGCATGAAGGGCAAATGCATCCGGAAGAACATTCTCATCGCTGGTCTGCTGTGGTTTGGCTTTGTCTCCTGCAAGATGGTGAACGAGGCGGAAAAGCAGCGCAAGGAAGCCGATGAACGTGCCCGCGAGGCAGAGGCAGCGCTGGCCCAGATGACCCTCCAGAAAGAGAAAGACGTATAAAAACCTCGGAGAAAGGAGGAAGTCAGTTACAAATGATTGATTTCCTGATGATTGCAACGCGGACGGGAAAACGCGGGACAATCGAAATTTATCCCAAATTCATCATCAAGAAGTCGAAAGACCTGATGATCCGGGGTTCTGATTTTTACGCGGTCTGGATGGAAGAGCGGGGGCTTTGGAGCACAGACGAACAGGATGCGCTCCAGATGATCGACCACGCGCTGGATATTTACGCGGAGGAGCACAAGCAGGTCTTCAATGACAGCTACCGTGTTCTGCACATGTGGGACGCGGAGAGCGGGATGATCGACAACTGGCACAAATACTGTCAGCGTCAGATGCGGGACAACTACCACACCCTTGACGATACATTGATATTTGCGAACACCCCGGTCAAGAAGGAAAGCTATGCCTCGAAGCGGCTGCCGTATCTTCTGGAGGAGGGGAACATCAGCGCCTACGACGAGCTGATGACTACCTTATATTCTCCCGAGGAGCGAAAGAAGATCGAATGGGCGGTTGGCGCGATCGTGAACGGCGATTCCCGAAAGATCCAGAAGTTCCTCGTGCTCTATGGCCCACCCGGCAGCGGTAAATCGACCGTGCTGAACATCGTCCAGAAACTTTTCGATGGGTACTGGTCGGTGTTCGACTCCAAAGTGCTGGGGTCATCGTCTAATGCGTTTGCGCTGGAGGCGTTCAAATCGAACCCGCTGATCGCGATCCAGCACGACGGTGACCTTTCCCGCATCGAGGACAACACCCGGCTGAACTCGCTGGTATCCCACGAGACCATGCTGGTGAACGAGAAGTTCCGTAGCCAGTATTCCAGCCAGTTCAAGTGTTTCATGTTTCTGGGCACCAACAAGCCCGTTAAGATCACGGATGCAAAATCGGGCCTGATCCGACGACTGATCGATGTGGAACCTACCGGCGAAAAGATCCCTGCAAAAAAGTACCGTGACCTTGTAGCGAAGGTGGACTTTGAGCTGGGTGGCATCGCATGGCACTGCAAGGAGGTGTACGAGCAGAACAAACATCTCTACGATGATTATATTCCGACCCGTATGCTTGGTGCATCGAACGACTTTTACAACTTCATGCTGGATTCCTTTTATATTTTCAAGAAGGAGGACGGTGTATCCCTGAAGCGGGCCTGGGCGATGTACAACACCTACAATGACGAGGCAAAGGTAGCGTACCCATACTCGCGCCGTGCGTTCCGGGAAGAGCTGATGAACTACTTCGAGGAGTACAAGGAACGCGCGGAGACCGTGAACGGCGAGCGGGTGCGGAGCTACTACAGCGGGTTCAAAGCGGAGAAATTCAAAGAGTTCCTTGACGAACCTGTGAAGGCAGAAGAACCCACTGCCGAGCCGGAAACGTCATGGATCGAGTTCAAGGAGCAGCATTCTCTCTTCAATGATATTTGCAAGGACTGCCCTGCACAATATGCGACAGACGATGGCATTCCGATGCAAAAATGGGAGAATGTCAAGTCAAAATTGGCCGAACTGGATGCTTCGAGACTGCACTACGTGAAAGTTCCGGAGAATCACATTGTCATCGACTTTGATATTCCCGGGCCGGATGGAAAAAAGAGCTTCGAGCGCAACCTGGAAGCTGCTTCCAAATGGCCCCTGACCTATGCGGAGCTGAGTAAATCTGGTGCGGGCATCCACCTGCATTATATTTACACCGGCGATGCAACGAAGCTGAGCAGGATCTACGACGAGAACATCGAAGTCAAGGTGTTCACGGGGAAGTCCTCTCTGCGGAGAAAACTGTCGAAATGCAATGATATTCCGGTTGCGACCATCAGCAGCGGCCTGCCACTGAAGGGAGAAACGAAAATGGTTGATACAAAGCAGATCCAGGATGAGCGGCACCTGCGTATCCTCATCAAGAAAGCCCTTGCCAAGGAGATCAGCCCCTATACGAAGCCCAGCATTGACTTTATTGCGCACATCATGGACGAAGCCTACGAAGGCAATGTCGTTTACAACGTGGACGACATGCGGAATGCGATCCTGGGCTTTGCCGCCAGCAGTACGAACCAGGCGGACACCTGCCTGAAGATCGTGGCAAAGATGCACTTCAAATCGAAGGATGATATTCAGCGGGAGGCCCCTGCGGGGGAGGAAACGCCATTGATATTTTTCGACGTGGAGGTGTTCCCGAATCTGCTGCTCGTGAACTGGAAGTTTGCCAAGCAGGAGCCTGTACACCGCATGGTGAATCCTACGCCGGAGGAGATCGAGAGCCTGACAAAGTATCGGCTGGTCGGCTTCAACAACCGCAAGTATGACAACCATATCCTTTGGGCCCGCATGATCGGTATGTCGGTGGAGCAGATCTATGCGCTGTCCAACCGGATTATCAACGAGCACACGGGCTTCTTTGGCGAGGCGTACAATCTGTCCTACACTGATATTTACGATTTCTCGTCGAAAAAACAGAGCCTGAAGAAGTTCGAGATCGAGCTGGGCATCCACCATCAGGAGCTGGGACTTCCTTGGGATCAGCCGGTGCCGAAGAGCCTGTGGGACAAGGTGGCCGAGTATTGCGACAACGATGTGATCGCGACCGAGACCCTGTTCTACTCGAAAAAGCGTCAGGCAGACTTTGTGGCACGAGAGATTCTGGCAGACCTTGCCGGCATGACGGTGAACGACACGACAAACTCGCTGACAACACGCATTATTTTCGGCAAGGAAAAGCACCCCAGGCTGGTCTACACAGACCTTGCTACGGGAAAATCCGATGCGATCGTGGAAGTCGAGCCTGATATTTTGACGGACTGCAACATCATCAATGCCTTTCCCGGTTACGAGTGGGCCAAAGGTGAGGACGGCAAGTACCACAACATGTTCCGGGGCACGGACCTGGGCATGGGTGGTTATGTCTACGCTGAGCCAGGAATGTACACGAACGTAGCCCTGCTGGACGTTGCGTCGCTGCATCCGCATTCGGCTGTTGCCATGAACTACTTTGGCGAGTACACCAAGCATTTCAACGACCTGATGGATGTACGAATCTACGTCAAGCACGGCGAGTACGAGAAGGCAAAGGGGCTCTTTGGCGGCAAACTGGCAAAGTACCTCGATGATCCGCAGCAGGCAAAGGCTCTGGCGCAGGCGTTGAAGATCGCCATCAATTCGGTTTACGGGTTGACCAGTGCAAGCTTCGACAACCCGTTCCGCAACCCCAAGAACGTCAACAACATTGTGGCGCTTCGAGGGGCTTTATTTATGCGCACTTTGCAGGACGAAGTGCAGCAGCGCGGCTTTAAGGTCGCGCATATCAAAACGGATTCGATCAAGATCCCCGATGCGACCCCGGAAATCATTGCGTACTGCATGGATTTTGCGAAGAAGTACGGCTACACGTTCGAGCATGAGGCAACCTACGAGCGGATGTGTCTGGTGAACAATGCCGTTTATATTGCGAAATACATGGCTGCCGACCAGTGCGAGGCGCTTTACGGTTATATCCCGGGCGACTGCAAGGACGAAGGCGGCGAATGGACGGCTACGGGCACACAGTTCCAGGTGCCGTATGTGTTCAAGACCCTGTTCTCCAAGGAGAAGATCGAGTTCACTGACCTCTGTGAGACAAAGACCGTTTCCAAGGGCGCTATCTATCTCGACAAGAACGAGGACCTGCCTGAAGGCGAACACAATTATATTTTTGTGGGACGCGTGGGACAGTTCTGCCCGATCATGCCGGGAAAGGGCGGCGCTATGCTGCTGCGGGAAGCGGGCTTGACGGATACTGGTGAACGGAAATATGCTTCTGTGACCGGAGCAAAGGATTATCGTTGGCTGGAAAGCGAGGCGGTCTATCAGCTTCAGATGCAGGAGGATATCGACAAAAGATATTTCAACCGGGAAGTCGATGAGGCAGTTGAGGAGATCTCCAAGTACGGCGACTTCAACTGGTTCGTTGGCGACGACGGCGTTGCTCCATGGACTGCGCCTGACCTTCCATGGAGCGATGCGCAGGAAGAAGCAGCAAGAAATTTTGACGTGAGGTGATATTTTATGGCAAACAAACTTTGTGACAGTAACAAACGTGTGATTGGTAACATTACCGATGTTGTTAGAACGGTGGATGGGGAGACGATGATTACACTGGACACAGGCCATACGTTCCAGTTTAAGTCTTATGACATTTATTGGGATAAGGGACATAATTGCTTCATTAACAAACCCTATTACCCGGGTACGTTGAACACCGCACATGCAAAAGCGGCGACGGCAATGAATGCAGCGGTTATTAAGAATGTGATTTTTGCTCCTCCGGCCACGATCATTTACTGGTCGGATGGTTCCAAGACCGTTGTGAAGTGCAGCGAGAAGGATGTTTTCGACCCGGAGAAGGGGCTGGCCATGGCAATCGCAAAGCGTTGCGGCGGTAACAAGGGCAGCTATTACAAGGAGATCCAGAGCTGGGTCGAGAAGAGTGGGAAGAAGTATCCCGGGAAGCCCACTGCCGGAAAAACTGTCGATCTGGATGTGCTGAAAAAGTACAGTTCTGAGGCAAATAAGGATTTTGAGAAGTTCCTCAGCGCGGTCATGAGCAACAATCAGTCTGGTACACTTCTCCACCTGACAGCACTCGTGGCAGATCTGAAAATTCTGGAAAATGAATTCAACAAGTAAAAAGGAGACTGATATTTATGTACACCAAGCGCCAGAAAGTCAATATTGACGACACCCGTTTCATCTTTACTACCAACTTCAGCGGTGATCCCAACCGTGATCGCTTTGGCTCGGACAAGCGCCGCGTCAATGTGGTGATCCCGACCATGGATCTGGTGAATCACCTCATGGATCTCGGCGTGAAGGTTCGTCAGACCAATCCGAATCCTGAGCGTACCTACGACGAGCCGTTCGTTCCGACCTACTTCGTGCCGGTGACGATCAACATGGATTCCAAGTGGCCCCCGCATATCTACTGGGTTACCACTTCCGGCAAGCGCCTGCTCTGCAACACGGACACGATCAGCCAGCTGGACTTTATCCGGGTCAAGAACGTCTGTCTCCAGGCAAACCTTGTCGAGAAGCGGAACACGCCCGGCGAATACAGCCTGTATGCGGATGTGATGTATGTTGAGCAGGATGCTGATGCTGATCCGTATGCAGAGCGCTATGCCCGGTTTGCAGCTCCTGAAGCAGACATGGCAGAGCCGAGCGACCACACCGAAATTCCGTTCTGAGGTGAAGTATATGAAGAAACTGTTTATCAGCGCACCGATGAAAGGCCGCACTGAAGCACAGATCCGGGCAACCATGGAGCAGATGCACCATATTGCTGAAGCTGTGTTTGGCGAGGAGCTGGAGGTGATCCAGACTTATATTTCTGATGATCCTCCGGCTGATGCGAATCAGGCAGTCTGGTACCTCGGTGAGAGCATCAAGAAGATGGCGGATGCAGACTACTTTATCGGGATCTACGATGAGGAGAAGGGGTTCCGCGGCTGTGCGGTCGAAAACCTGGTTGCGCGTTCGTACAACATCCCGAGCTATGTGATCAACTTGGGTTTTGTAGCCCCTGATGTTACGGCGGCTCGTGCAAAAGCCAACCGGAAGTAAAACAGCTATTATTGATCATTGATATTTTTCGAGTGCCGGGGTCAGTCCCTGGTCGAATGCCCAGTCGGTGAGTGCCCACGTCGCAAATGGCGGCTCTAAGGAAACAGCTCGATTTATATTTTTGATGTGCAATTTGGGAGGTTGACAGTATGAAAGTTCTGAGGGTTCGCCCAAAGCATTACCCTGAAGTGATCGACATTGACTGTTCTCTGGAATCGCTCCAGAAAGAGGTGGAAGGCCCGATTCAGGCTGTTTACCCGTGGGACGATGAGGTGGCATTGATTTGTAACGAAGAAGGAAAGCTGCATGATGATTGCATGGAGAAACTCAACCGGACGCTCGACGGTCCTTATGGTATCCCCATTGATATTATCGTTGGAACATTCCTGATTGTAGGCCTCGCAGAGGATGATTTCGGTGAGCTTTTGCCGGAATTCGTCGAGAAGTACGAGAAGATGTTCCATCAGCCGAGAAAGTTCGTCACCTACACGGATAGCGAAGGCAAAGCGCATCTCGACGTTGATTATTGTACACCTGAAGAATAAGCACATGAGAACCCTGGAGAAATCTGGGGCTCTTTTATTTGAGTCATTAGCATGGGCTGTACGGTGGGTTCGATTCCCGCATGACTCGCAACCGGGCCGGAGAGCCTGATATTTTGAACGAAAAAAGGAGTAAGGAGTATGAGCAGAGTAACAGTAAAAGAGATCGTCGATTACATGGTTTCGGAGGGGACGCAGAATACCAACTACGGCAGCTGGGCCTTTGATATTCCGGAACTGTGCGACAAGTTCGACCTTCCGCTGGAATGGTTCTATGAGCACAACGATGATATTTGCCGCGAACTCGGCGAGCGTGATGAGATTGCTGATTACGAGCAGAACTACGACTGGAACAACCATCCGCTGGATTACGACCTGGTTTATTACACGGGCTTCTGCCATTTTGAGGAGGTGTGATATTTATGGGCGGACTTCGCAGAGTAGATAAGGCTTGCAAAAAATGCGGCACTATGATGTATCAGGTTCCGTCAAAAAGATTGTACTGCGATAAATGTCGAGACACCATACCGCGTAACATGTCAAAGACGGAAGAAAAGCCTAAAAAGCTCACACTGTCAGAAATCATGCGTGAAGCAGACAAGGAGGGATTGCAATATGCGTCCTACTGCAAAAAGCACGGACTTTACTAAGAAAAAAGAGCTCTGGAAGGTGTTCAGAAAGCACCGGAAAGAGCTCTTTGCTTATACCGTCAGAGGGGAGGGCGAAGATGAGGAAGAGGCGACGATCTCGCTTCTGGCCTACGAGAATCACTGCAAGAAAAGTGACATTTATGTGACGTTGGAAATGAGGTGAGCGACCTGATGGCAGGTGTAACGCTCTACGACTACCAATTGGATGCGATCAACCGTATGAAAATCGGCTGCATCTTATGCGGAGGCGTAGGAAGCGGAAAATCGAGAACGAGTTTGGCGTTCTATTACAAACTTTACGATGGGGAGGTGAACACGGAGAATTATGTACGCATGACAGAGCCCCCGGATCTTTACATCATCACGACTGCCCGGAAACGGGACACCGGAGAGTGGGATGAAGAACTGGCCCATTTCTATATGTCTACAGATCCAGAGCATGATATTTACGAGCATAAGGTCGTTGTGGATTCCTGGAACAATATTGGAAAGTACGTTGGCGTAAAGAATGCGTTCTTTATATTTGACGAGCAGCGAGTCGTTGGAAAGGGCGCATGGGTAAAATCTTTCTACAAAATTACACAAAATAACGAGTGGATTCTGCTCAGCGCCACCCCCGGGGACTGCTGGACGGATTATATCCCGGTGTTCATCGCCAATGGGTTCTACCGAAACAGAACGGACTTCAACAACCAGCATGTGGTATACAGCCAATTCTGCACGAAGTACCCGAAGATCGATCGGTATCTGAATACCCAGCGCTTGGTACGGCTGCGGGAACGGATTCTGGTTGACATGGACTTCGAGCGGCCGACGGTATCGCACCATGAGAATGTATTTGTGGATTACGATAAGGTGAAGTATCTGTCGATCTGCAAGAATCGATGGAACCTCTGGGAAAACAAGCCAATTGAGACTGCCAGCGAGTTCTGCTATCTGCTGCGGAAGTTGGTGAATACGGATAAGAGCCGTCAGCAGGAAGTGCTTGATATTTGCATGACCAGGCCACGAGTGATTATCTTCTATAATTTCGATTATGAGCTTGATATTCTGATGGGTCTGGACTATGGCAAGGACACCGAAGTTGCACAATGGAACGGGCACAAGCATCAGCCGCTTCCTGAAGGCGACAGGTGGGTGTATCTGGTGCAGTACAATGCCGGTGCTGAAGGCTGGAACTGCATCAAGACAGACACCATTATATTTTACAGCCAGAACTACTCGTATAAGATCATGGAGCAGGCCTCTGGGCGTATCGACCGGCTGAACACACCGTACAAGGACCTGTACTACTACCATCTGAAGAGTAGGAGCGGTATTGATCTTGCGATTTCGAGAGCCCTGAACTCGAAGAAGGCGTTTAATGAGAGGAAATTTTATGGAGCATGATATTTATGATTTTTCGAGGCCTGCTGCGACGATCTCTGAGAAACTTGCAGATGTCTTAAACGCGATTGCGGAATGCAGCGAGAAAGTGACGGCTTGTTTTATGGACTTGTTTGAAGAAATCAAGAGGCAGCCATTGAAGATGATTCTACAGAAGCTGCGTCCTGACTACAAGGACAAGTGCAAAATCCGGTGGCTGGATATTCCCAACAAGGTTATGCAGGGAAGAATAAGGAGGTTCTGCTAATGGGAAATATCTCAAAGAAAAATAGAAAGAAGCTTGTCAAAGTTATCAATGCTAATTGTCATCGTGTAACGCACTTTGGAGAGCACAATGCAACGTTCGTTCCTTACGACAGCAGTCCACTGTCTGCTATTTGGAAATATCTCTGCATCAGAGATGACGGTGCTTTTACAGGGTATTTCTTGGTTGATCGTAGTGAAAAACATATTCCTTTTAGCGAGAGATACTGTTACATCAATGCTCCAGAACAACTGTTCGCCCCAAGAGCGCATATTGAAATCAACAAACAAATTGTCAATAGACTAAAAGAACACAACCAGCTTTATGCTGTTTATTACACATGGAGGAAAAGAAAATGATTAAGGATTCTGGAGATCGCACCGAATTTGAAACCGGTGCCAAGCGCGATATGCATGCAGGAAAAGGGCGGATGGACCTTCTGCCCTGGTATGGCATCATGGAGGTCAGCAAGCACTGCGAGGAGGGCGCACTGAAGTACGGTGAGCACAACGTGGATAAGGGTATCCCGCTACATTCGCTTCTGGACAGTGCTGCACGCCATCTGGCAAAGTACATGGTCGGAATGGACGACGAGGACCACCTTCGAGCTGCCTGTTGGAATCTGCTGTGGGCACTGAACCAGCGGGAGACGCACCCGGAGCTGGATGATAGGTTTGCGGTCGAGCAGGAGAAGGCAAAGAAAAAACGTCCCTGGATATCGGTTGAATGTATGAATTGCATGAAACGCCATCCGGTTGCTCCTGAGGTATGGTCATATAATGCAGACGGAGCTCCTATCGACCACAAGGTTGTGAGGTGCCTATTCTGTAAAGCAAACGAGGAACACAAATACATCGGTGACCTTGACGGATATGCAGATCCTGACGAGACACTCGTTGCCGTTAAATGCGGTGGCTGTAATGCTCATTTTGAGATTCCTACATCTAACTGGAACAGTATGAAGGAGTGCACAACCCATAACGGTGAGGTTCTGGCACGTTGCCCTCGCTGCGGAAAGGACACTTTTATTTCGGAGGTAAGCGCTGATGAATAACTGGATGCGCGAAGTGGATTATGCAACCTACTGTCCGAAGTGCAAGAACTTCAAGGTGCTTGAGACGGATGAACCCTGCAACGAGTGCCTGACGGAGTGTGTGCGAGAGGGTACGGTAAAGCCTGTGAAATTCGAGGAAGCAAAGGTGAAAATTAAATGAGAAATATGTCTAAGAAGACACGAAAACTTATTGATCGAAAGGTCGTCCATAAGTATTTCTGGTTCGATTATTTGGAGGGGAGCATATTCTATCACTCAAACCATGTTTGGCCTGCACGTTTGTGGATTGGTGATGCGGTTGACCATAACGACGATACTCAGTGTTGGATGTATGTACCAGCTCATAAAGAATATGTGCAGGCAATTCTGATTGTGAAAAAGGGCGCACCACTTTCTCCTAAAGTTTCTGAATGGATTAACCGTCGCCGAAAAGAATTTGGATGCAAAAAAGGAGGACTTCGTAAAAATTATGTTGCGCAAAAACGTTGATTTCGTCAAGAAAATATTCTAGGCAGAGCCGTGGAGAAATCTGCGGCTCTTTATTTTCTGAACTGTAACAAAAAGGAGCGATTCAAATGCACGAGACTCAGGAAAAAGCCACGACCCATAAGGTCTTCATGAAAATCATCCGCCCTTGGCCCGGACGAAGCGGATATTTAGAAAAGTTCTCTGATTTAACCTCGAACGGTATGGCAAGGTTTCGCTTTGAGGGTGATAACTACGATACCATCGCCCATGTGAGCAATATGGAATATAAGGTATATGACTGATTTCAAATCTAAAATTGTAGAGTATCAGGAGGAACGGTGAACGCTAAATGATATTTGCTGAAGAGGATTTGAACTCTTTGAATGCTATTGCTGGACTATTGGCTTCATTCGGGCGTGATAGTCAGGTTGGCTGTGTGCTTTATATTCAGCATAAAATTGCAAAGACCATGGAGGCTGACGAAAGGAAATGCAGAAATGAGAAACATGTCTAAGAAAACCTGGAAACTCCGGGTTTGGAATCACATGACCGAGATGCAGAAGTTGGATTATCTTCTTACGAAAGCGGGTATTACGCATAAGATGGAAAGAAGATTTCCTGAGAATGATAAAAACCAGCCTGAAGTTTACGGTCCTGGAGCACTGCATGATGGTGGATATCAGATTACAGTTCAAGACAAATCCGGCGCATATCTGTGGGATGCTGTATGCGGATGGTGTACTTACGGGTTTCCTCATTTAATTGAGGTGTGCGGGTTAGCACTTGTTGATCATTATGATGTCGAGGGCTGGCTCACGGCTCGGCAGGTTATGAAGATGTGGAGGCGTAGAAATGTTGCGCAAAATCGTTGATTTCGTCAAAAAGATATTCTGGACAGAGCCGATGGTTTCGACAGTCAACACGCTGAAAGATGCCATGAGGGATCTTGAGGTTGCCCGAAACCACTTTGAGAACTGCGATCCGGAATTTATTACGGCTGCTATCTTCGAGCTGAACGCTGCGGAGAGTCGTCTGGATGCGGCGAGGAGGTGTGCGGTATGACAACTTTCTACTGCCCTGCATATTTCTGCAATTTCTGTGAGCGAGAGTTTGAAGTGGGCAATCGCTATCATAATGAAGAGGAAGCATTTAATAAAGCAAAAGAATTGATGTACCACAAAGCTGTTCACATCTGTGATAATGGAAATATTGGTGTCGGTGTTTTTACAGGATTTGAAAGGGTGGATATCGGTGACTAATAATACTTGGGAAAAAATCGGCCATATGCTGGGGCATATTCTGGCGGCGACGCTGGTTATTTGCGCATGGCTGATCATTATTGCATTTACGCTGAAGGTAATCTGGTTCATTCTGTTCCGGACTCTGCTGTGAGGTGATAACATGGAAGACTACGAAGAAGCAGTCGAGCAAACTATAACTTTATACGCTGATGCTAAGCCTTATACTCAAGTCATTTATAGAGCGAATGGACTTACTACTTGCAACGTCTGTTTTGCCCAGGCAAAGGTATTTAATGACCTGGACATAAGAAATGTTGCGGACTTATATTCCGAGGATTATGAGCTTCAGAGAAAGGTTTTAGTCAGACAAAATGCCAAAGTAAAAGATGTCGCCAAGCTTTTAGAGAACGGCGACATTTGCTATTCAGATGCTTGTGAATGGTGCATGGAGAATGATATTCCGCTTGGACAGTTCGACAGGTGTTTGTATGGCGAGCTGAGAAAGTCTGATAACCCTGCCCGGGTGGAACCGAAAGAACCGTGGCCATATCGAGTGGTGGCGGGCATAAACCGGGTGCTGGAGATTCTGCTTAACTCGATTTTGGAGGATTTTACATGAAGCAGTACACATTTTGGTTTGAGTGCACGGACAATGGTGGCGGGCATCAGGGGTTCATGGTCAAGGCAGAAAATAAGCAGGAGGCTATCAAGAAAGGCATGGCTTTTGCGAAGAAACATGCTTCGGGTGATATCTGTGGGGACTGGACTTGCAGATTGATACAGGAGGGCGCATTATGAATGACAATTTTGGTGCAATTACGATACTTGCTCCGAAATGCCAACAGTGTCCGAAGATGAACACCTGCGATCATAAACAGATGGCCCATCTCGGATTCATCATCCCAACATTGGCGAATGATATTTGCAAGCCCATTCGTCAATCTATGAGAAATAACTATAGAAAGGACTATTTGAAATGAAAATCGTTGAACCTAAGTACGAAATCCTCACTGATATTTCTGAGGGAGGCATTAAGGAGCTCCAGCAGATCGAGCGGGTGGCCCGGGTCTGCTACAAGAGCGAGGACAAGATCACGCCGGATGGTGAGTCGGCAAAGAAACTGGTGGGCTTTCTGGTGAAGCAGGGACATGAGGCTATGCTGGAGCATTCTCAGCTGAGCGTGCTGTTCACCTGCGACCGTGGCGTGGCGAATGAGCTGGTGCGGCATCGCATTGCTTCATTTGCACAGGAGAGCACCCGGTACTGCAACTACTCGAAGGAGAAGTTTGGCAATGAGCTTACGTTCATCTGGCCGTCCTATATCCGTGGTGAGCAGTATTGCGAACTGAACGATAGCGAGGTTACGATCAAAAGCTCGTTCTTGGAAGCTATGACCTATGCCGAAAAGGACTACAAGCTGATGATCGCAAACGGCATGCGTCCCGAGCAGGCTCGCTGCGTACTGCCGCTCTGCCTGAAGACCGAGATAGTGGTGACGGCCAACTACCGTGAGTGGCGCAACATCTTCAAGCTGCGTACTCCTGTGGCGGCCCATCCTCAGATGCGGGAGCTCATGTGCCCGTTGTTGATGGAGCTTCAGAAGAAGATCCCGGTGGTGTTCGATGATATCTACACGTACTGGCCTGCGGATGACCAGACACGGAAAGGAAGTATGGTGAAGTGACTATGAAAGGAATTGATGAAAAATATATTGACGTGCTACAACAGTTTGGCTTTCATTTATACACGACCGAAACCGGGTATAAACTGTGCTATAACCCGATAGGTGGAACATTCTCTGCAAATTTTAATGACGAGAATTTTGTAGAGAACCTAATCAACTTTGCAGAGACATTTGATCCGAGTACCTATGCCTCGGTTGAAATCGAGGGCCCCTGCTCAATCAAAGAGCTTGCCGAGACAGTTAAAAGTCTGGAAAAAATTCAGCTTCTCCTCCTGAAAGTAGCTCTTTCATTTGTAAAGATCGATAAAGAAAGCATGGTGAACAAGAATGCAGCAAAGAACGTATGATTTTCTCGCTAAGTTGAAGGTTCCCATGCTGACCTTTGGTGGGGAGCTGATGGGCGAGGCTGTGGAGATGGTCGTCGATGACTTGAACTCGCACCGATTTATGTCCATGCGGGATATCGAGGCATCACTGGCAGATAAGTTCAATTGTAGCCCTGGTGTTGCGGATCGCCGGATGCGGTATGCATTGGATATGGCTGAGTATCGCTCTGGTGGGGTTAATGTTGAGCTGGAGAATTTGAAGAGTACATACGATATTAAGGTGCTGTCGCTGAAGAAATTCTTGTATGCGGCGGGGAGAAGCTTGATGACGGAGGTGAGTGTGGGTAATGACCGCGGGTGAATTTAACGAACTGGCCAAGCAGGGGAGAGTATGGGCTAAGATCGTGGCTAATTTTAGTGGTGAATACGGGCTGGTTGAGAAAATTTCCGGTTTGACGAACCAGTTTGTGAGGTTTCGGTTCAAAGGTAAGAAGTGCGATACGATCATCTCGCCGGAGAATGTGATGTTTGAGATTGAGGACTAAAGTATGAAACTGGATAAAAATGTTATTTTGGTGAGGCCGCCCTGATTTACTTGACTATGGGCAGAGCACATGATATCCTTGATACATGACGAATAGGAGGTGCTTTTATGGCACGGACGGTAAAATGCCCTGGCTGTGGTGCGGATCTTACGGTGAAAGATGACAACCGGGACTTTATGTTTTGTGAGTTCTGTGGGACGAAGATTCGGCTCGATGACTATCAGGAGACGCATCGGTTTGTGGATGAAGCACGAATTCAGGAGTCCAAGGATGCGAAAGAACTTGAGCTTAAGAAGATGGAGTTTGAGGAACGGAAGAGGAAAGACCAGTCAAAGGAAGAGAATAAAGCCGTAATTATTGGAGCTGTTGGATTTGCAATTTTTATGATTATTTGCTTTCTAGGCTCAAAAGGATTTTTCTGAGTGCCCACTTCTGCCCATTTTATTTTTCGCAATTTTTGGGAATTTTCGAGAAAACGTCAAAAAAGTGACATTTTTGTGGCCAAAAACCCACTTTGTGGCCAAAAATTTTTATAAAAATGGCCACAAAATTTAACGTATTTACGTTAAAAATATGCTGTTTGGCCAAAAAACCACTTTTTTCTTTAACTTACTTAAAAAAATGAAAAAATATATATAGTAATAGAGAATAAAAAACGGGTTTTTGGCCACAGCGAGTTTTTACTTGTAAATGCGCGCCCAAGGGTGTATCATAGAACCATAGTGTACGAACGTAACGCTTCTGATTCTACGAGGTGAAAACCATGAGCTACATGGATGAGCTGGCAAGAAAATGGCGCGAACACGACCGCTCTTTTGAAGGGCGAGATGTTCTTCCGAATGGCGATGAGGTTTGGACTTATACCACACTAGAACTTGGTCTTCCAGTATTATGGCTGAAACACCCGGATGGCTCATTTGAGTATCGAGTGATTCACACTCCAGGTTATGATCAGGATACCGGTGAGCATTGGTGCTGGGAGTGCCACAAGATGCTTGCGCATTGCGGCGACATCTGGAAATGCAATCAATGCGGTAATGAGATTGAAAATCAAGATATTGATATCCTCTCATCGCCGACAGAAGAAGCCAGTTATCCAGATGATAATCTTGAGCCTGAGTCGGAATGGTTAGATTGATATTTGCATTTTATGCCTCTGCGCGAAAAACGCAGGGGCTTTTTCTTTTTCTCTGAAAATTCCTAAAAATTCACATTTTTTCCTAAAAACTCACGCGAGAAAAACATCCCCTTTTATGGGGGGAATAGAATGCGTCTCAGGATGCACTATTCCTCTTATTTTGGAGGTTGTATCATGCTCGAAAACAAATTCAAGACGGGATTGATAAGGGAACTGAAAGAACGCTTTCCCGGCTGCATGGTTGTCCATCTTGATCCAAACGAGATTCAGGGAATCCCCGATCTCTTGGTTCTCTACGGCACAACATGGGGCGCATTGGAGGGCAAGAAGTCAGCGAGTGCATCTCATCGTCCAAATCAGGACTATTACGTTCAGCAGATGGACGGGATGAGTTTTGCGGCCTTTATCTATCCCGAAAACAAGGAGGAAGTTCTTAATGAACTGGCGAGATCATTCGAGGCTCACGGGGAAACATGCCCTCCTCGGAGCAAGTAACTACCATTGGGTGAACTATGACGCAGATAGATTGACCAATGCAGTTCTTAATTACCAGGCGAAGGAACGGGGAACACGGCTGCATGCATTCGCAGCAGAGTGCATTGATCTGAAGCAAAAACTGCCGAAGAACAAGAAAACCCTTAATACCTACGTGAACGATGCCATTGGTTTCCGCATGGATACCGAGCAGGTGCTGTATTACAGTGACAACTGCTATGGAACTGCGGATGCCATTTCGTTCAACGATGGGTTCCTTCGTATCCACGACTTAAAAACCGGAGCTGTTCCTGCGCATATGGAGCAGCTCTATATTTATGCCGCTCTGTTCTGCCTGGAGTACGGATACCACCCGAAAGATATTCGGATGGAGCTCCGCATCTACCAGAACGATGAAGTTTGGGTCGAGAATCCTACTGAAGAGGAAATCAACCCCATCATCGCTAAAATCAAAGAGTTCGACCCGATCATCACCGATATTTTGTTAGGAGTGGCAGCATGAATCCGATTGAAAAAGACCTCCGTTCTTATTTTGGCATCACTTCCGAAAGCAATATCCTGGAACACTACGGCACCAAGCGGCATTCTGGTCGTTATCCTTGGGGTTCTGGCGACAATCCGTATCAGCATTCCGGCGATTTCCTGTCTCGCATTGATGTTCTGAAGAAGAAGGGTTTGTCTGAGAAGGATATTCTGGAGAGCATTAACGACTCTCTTTCGAAAGAGTATCAGATGAGCCTGTCTGAGTTCCGTGTGGCAAAGCGAACTGCCATTCATGAGCGGAAAACCTCAGAATACGAGCAGATCCATAAGCTGAAAGACGAAGATCACCTTGGCTGGACTGAAATTGCCAACCAACTTGGCATGAGCGAATCAAGTGTTCGATCCAAATATGCCGGAAATGCAGACAAAAAAGCGCAGCGTGCAAAAAATATCGCCGAAACTCTGAAAAAAGAAGTCGATAAAAAGGGAATGATCGATGTTTCGGAGGGCGCAAACTTTGCGTTGGGCGTAACTGATACTGAACTTCAGGATGCAGTATATACGTTAGAGGCCGAATACGGTTATAAGCGTTATGGCGTAGGCATTAAGCAACCGACAAACAATCGCCAGCAGACCAATATCATGGTGCTTGCGAAACCAGAGTTCGATCAGAAGTATGCCTACAATCATCAGGAACAGATCGATTCACTTGGCGATTATCATACAGATGATGGCGGCGACACTTTTACGAAGCTTCAGCGCCCCTCCAGTCTGGACTCCAGTCGTGTTGCGATTCGTTACGGCGACGAAGGCGGCCTGGATAAAGACGGCGTTATGGAGATTCGCCGTGGGGTTCCTGACCTTGATCTCGGCAAGAGCCATTATGCGCAGGTTCGCATCCTTGTTGACGGCGACCATTATCTGAAGGGCATGGCAGTCTATTCTGACGATCTGCCGGATGGCGTGGACGTTATGTTCAACACCAATAAGCCTTCTGGCACGCCCAAGATGAAGGTCCTTAAAGAAGCAAAAGCGGATCCTGACAATCCGTTTGGCGCAGCTATCAAGGCCAACGGCCAGAGTATGTATATCGGTGATGACGGCAAAGAGCACCTCTCACCGATCAACAAGCTGAAGGAGGAGGGCGACTGGGACACGATGTCTCGGAATGTCTCTTCTCAGTTCCTTTCCAAGCAGCCCAAGAAGCTGATCGAGAACCAGCTTAACCTTACTGTTGCGGATTATAAAGCCCAATATGATGAAATCATGCGGTACGATAATCCTACGGTCAAGAAGAAACTGCTCAATGATTTTGCTGATACGGTTGAAGGAACATCCATGACCCTGAAGGCATCTGCTTTCCCGGGCCAGTCTACGAAGGTTATCCTGCCGATCAATAAGATTAAGGAGACAGAGGCTTACTGCCCCACCTATGAGAATGGCACCAGGCTTGCACTGATCCGTTATCCCCATGCAGGTACCTTTGAGATTCCCATCGTGACTGTCAACAACAAGAATGTCAGTGGCAAGCGGAATCTCGGTGCAATTCAGGATGCAATCGGCATCAATGCGAAGGTTGCAGAGCGGCTTTCGGGCGCAGACTTCGATGGTGACACGGTTATGGCGATTCCTATTACCGACAAGGTCAACATCAAGTCCACCAGTGCATTGAAAGCACTGAAAGGATTCGATCCCAAGACAGCTTATGCAGTTCCTGAAGGCAATCCGAACAATGTCAGGCTGATGAAGAAAGAAGACAAGCAGCGCGAAATGGGCGTGATCTCCAACCTCATCACTGACATGACACTGCGTGGTGCCGACGAGGATGAGCTTGCGCGTGCAGTTAAGCACTCCATGGTCGTTATCGATGCTGAAAAGCATAAGTTGGACTACAAGCGGTCTGAGCAGGAGAATGGCATTCCCGAGCTGAAGCAGAAGTGGCAGATTCGTGTGGATGAGGAAGGCGCTATACACTATGGTGGCGCATCTACGCTCTTGTCTCGCCGTAAGCAGACGGTTCGTGTACCCGAGCGCCGTGGTAACATTCGAGTCGATAAGGAAACTGGTGAATACATCTATAAAGAAAGTGGACGTACCTTCATTGACCCTAAGACGGGTAAGGAACGTAAGGCCGAGGACACAGTCAGTCTGATCTCCGAAACAAAGGATGCACGTACGCTGTCTTCTGGCACCATCCAAGAGAACCTGTATGCGGACTTCTCCAACAAGCTGAAGGCTATGGCTAACCAAGCGCGCAAAGAGGCGGCCAATATGAAGGGACTTGAATACAGTCCTTCTGCCGCCAAGACCTATGCGCCTGAGGTTGCTTCTCTGAAAGAAAAGTATAACAATATGATCGCTAACAAGCCTAAAGAGCGCAAAGCAATGCTGATTGCGAACGCGAATATTAAGGCGAAGATTCAGGAACAGGGGCTTGATCCCAACATTTCGGAAGATAAGAAGGTAATCAAGAAGATCTCCTCTGTCGAGATGCAGCGTGCTCGCGATTCTGTTGGTGCAAGCGGACGCAAGTCAAAGGTTACCTTCACGGACAGAGAGTGGGAAGCTGTTCAGGCTGGCGCAATTTCCGACAATATGTTGACGAAATTCCTTAATTCGTCTGATTCTGACGAAATTGTAAAACGTGCAATGCCGAAAAATGTTACTGCTATGACTTCTGCAAAGATGTCCAAAGCAAACGCAATGCTGAGAAGCGGTTATTCTTATGCTGAAATCGCCAAGGCCTGCGGTGTTCCGGAGTCCACGGTTTACAGCGCGCTCAACAAATAACAATCAATTAAGAAAGAGGCTTTGAATAATGGTTCGATGCTTTCTCACCACCTTTGATAACCCGTACAGTCCGTACGAGGAGTTCGAGAAGTGGTATCAGTATGATATCGAGCACGGCTACAACTCTTCTGGGTTGCTTATGAGGATCGCCGAGACCTCCTCACAGTTCACGGACAACGAAAATGCCTATGAAATTGAGAAGGCAATCGATAAAATCGTTGCTGCCGACCCGATAAACATCTACAAGAAGCTCAAGATCACCGTGCCCGACGAGGACACGCTCGGCCAAACCGCGTAAACCATAGGGAGGGGGTCTCAAAATTGACACCCCCTCTCAAATCGCGCCGGTCTTTGATATTTCCCCGGAGGGAAAATTGATATTTGGGCTTTAAGAAGAAAAAACGCCAGTATCCACGTGGTGTGTAGGTACTGACGTTTTTACATTTTATACGGTTCGATCTAACTCCAGCTTTTTGCACTTATCTGCAATCCACAGGAGAGTCTTCGTAATATTCTCCAAGATCTCTTCACGAGATACAGGAGCAAATTTGACCTTGGTAAAGTCATCGTAAGTGACTTTATCAATCCGAATTATATCGTCCATTCTATATCACCACCTTTCTTAGTAGAATGAACGATTCAAATGAGTTACAGGTCAACCTCCGAGATAAGTATAAGTGCATTTGTATGCGCAGTCAAGTCGAAACGGAACATAATCGCCGAGGTTCTGGGGTGTAGACCGGGGCTTCGGCGGTTTTTGCAAGGGCTCATGGGAGTAGTATCCTCCTATATATTTGGGTTCAGGGCTTTCGTGATGTTCAACCTCCATTGGGCATGATCTGCTTTTTCTTCTCCTTTCAAATGAGACAGGCTTAACTGGTACTACTGCGACTCCCATGAACCCTTGCAAAAGCAAAATAGGAATGTGAAACGAGGTTATTGCAATGAAACCTAAGAAGTCTGCTCCGGGTGAAATGTCGGCTGCAACTTCGCGGCCTGCAAGCACCCCGGAAGCACAAGAAAACTATATGATCAACCTGGCGATGAAGCTGGTTGAGAAACGACTGCTGGAAGGTACGGCATCCAGCGCTGAGACGACCCATTTTCTGAAGCTGGCGACCTCTAAGAACGAGTTGGAGAAAACAAAGCTGGAAGAGGAAAACAAGCTGCTGCGGGCAAAGACCGAGGCACTACAGAATGCAAAGCGCTATGAGGAGATGTACGGGAAGGTCATTGCTGCTATGAAGAAATACAACGGCCTGGGCGAGGACGACGAGTATGATGGAATATGAGTTGATGCTGATACCTAGTATCCTTCTTTATTTAATGATTTTTCTGGTAGCGGCATGGCTTGGAAATAGGCCGGACAATCCGGTGAGTGCAAGCGCACTGATGGGTTGCAGCATCCTAGGACTGGTTTTGTTGCTTTGCGAATGCACGAGGCTGTTTGTATGAAAAGCTACACGGAACTTTGCACGCTGCCGACATACGAGGAGAGGCTGGAGTATTTACAGCTGCACGGGGAAGTGGGGAGAGACACCTTTGGGTTTGACCGATGGCTGAACCAGGACTTCTACCAATCGAGAGAGTGGCGGCAGTTCAGGGACAGGATCATTACCCGGGACATGGGATACGACCTGGGGTGCAAAGACCATCCGATCACAGACTGGGTGCTGCGGGACGGAAAGCCGATCCGACCGAGGATCTCGATCCACCACATAAACCCCATAACAAAAGATGACGTTCTCCAGCACAGTGAAAAGCTGCTTGACCCGGAGAACGCCATTTGTGTTTCGGCGGCAACGCACAAGGCGATCCATTACGGCACCGGTCAAAATAAGAATATGCTGGATGGTGAACGGAAGCCGGGCGACACCTGCCCATGGAGGAAATAAAAATGAGCGCTTATATTTATCACCATGGCATCAAGGGCCAAAAGTGGGGCGTGCGCCGGTTCCAGAACCCGGATGGAACATTGACGAGTGCGGGGAAAGCGCGGAAGCGTGCCATGGATGTAAACAAAAACATGGATGCTGTAAACGAAATTGTAAAAACAATGTCGCGAAAAGACAAAGAACTCCTCAACCTTGATGGGGATGTTTATCAGGAAAGAGCCGAGGATGGGTATGCATACGTAAAACGCTTTGTTGAAAAATCAGGGGATGTGCCTATTTCTTTTTTTGACATCATTGGCGATGAAAAAGGAGTAGCGGTCTCTATTGGAACGAGAGCTGGAAGTAAGTATCGGAACAAGGGCTATTGCTCAAAAGTAGCCGAAAAAGGCATGAAATGGCTGGACGCACATAAAGACGAATACGACCAAATTGTCTGGTGGGCCAGAAAAGATAATGCTGGATCTATAAAAATTGCCGAGAAATCCGGATTTAAGTTGGACGAATCGTCGGTACTCCCTGATGATCCATGGGTTAAGTATCAGTATAAATAAGGAAAAATCAAGATGGAAAGCATCCTGACAAGTGTGAAAAGCTGCTTGATCCGGAGAACGCCATTTGTGTTTCGGCGGCAATGCACAAGGTGATCCATTATGGAACGGGAAAGGGCCCGAAGCTGCCGGACGGAGAAAGAAGACCGGGCGACACCTGCCCATGGAGGAAATGAGTATGTACCAGAAAAAAGCATTTAACCGGAGAGAGCAGGACTACGCCATGGGGCTGCGGCGGAAGCTGGAAGAGGCGGAGGCGATGCTCCAGCACCTTGCACCGAGCCGCGCGAGAAGCCTGGCGCTGACCAAGCTGGACGAGGCACTGCTCTGGGCGAACGTGGGCATTGCGGAAGCAGGGCTCCAGCAGGGCTATACGGCTGTACCACGGAACAGAGGCTTCGACTTTGATAATGCTTTGGCCACGAATGTGGATGGGCAGCAGGTGCGGGCAACACGGGCCGGGGATATCACGTTTGATGGGATGAAGATTGTCCCGCGGATGGATGAGAATCATGCTGTGACCGCACAAAACGCTGCTCCGAGTGCTGAGGGAGACCTCGTTTTGCTGAAGCCTGGTCAAGTGGCGATCGATGCGGGGAAGCTGGCCAAGCTGGTCGAGGAGAGTGCACAGAAAGAAGCGGCCATGGGGAAGGACGGAGCATCCCGTCACCTGGCAGAGCTTGAGCTGATGGCGCAGGCGCACAAGGACTGGTATTATGCCATGATGAGTTACATTATGGGCGACGACAGCGATGCCGAGGAGGAATCAAAATGAATTCGATCCTGACGAGCGTAAAGAAGCTGCTGGGCATTGCCGAGGAGTGCACCGACTTTGATGCGGACATCATCATGTACATCAACATGGCGCTGTTTGCACTGGTGCAGATGGGCGTGGGGCCCGGCGAGGGGTACGCCATTTCCGGGAAAGAAAACGAATGGACGGAGTTCGTTGCCGACCCGGTGAAGGTGGAAGCCGTGAAGGCTTACGTGGCTGTGAAGGTACGGCTGCTGGGCTTTGACCCACCCCAGAGCAGCACCACCATGGAAGCACTGAAGAATACCGCCTCCGAGATGGAATGGCGGCTGAACGTGGAGCACGACAACACATGGGACGGACAGTAGCAGCACGATGGGTGGAGCACTGGATGGAGACACCGGAGAAAAAGGACTGGTTTGGACGGGTAACGCAGGATATCTGCAACGGATGCGCCCGACAGGGAACATGCGAATGCCCGGATGATATCCGATGCTTTTATACCCTGGACAAGCCCTTTTACCGGCCCAAAGCCTGAATGAGTGAAACGGAGCAAGACGAGGAACCAAAATGGCATTATCGAACACGGCCACGCCGATCTACTACGGCCGTTTTCGGGAGGCCGTGATGCGTGGCGAAATACCCGTATGCCGGGAAATTGCCATGGAGATGGAGCGAATCGACGACCTGATCGCCAACCCGGGCATCTACTATGACGACAAGGCAGTGAACGGCTTTATCTCCTTTTGCGAGGACGAGCTGACCCTGACGGACGGCACCGACGTGAAGCTGCTGGACAGTTTCAAGTTATGGGCTGAAGAGATCTTTGGGTGGTACTACTTTGTAGAACGAAGCGTCTTTGTGCCGAACGAGCGCGGAGGCGGCGGGCACTACGAGACCCGGCGGCTGAAAAAGCGGCTGGTGACAAAGCAGTACCTCATCATTACCCGATCGGCCGCGAAGACCATGTATCTGGAGTTTTTGCAGGCGTACTTTCTGACGGCATACACCACCACGACCCAGCAGCTGACCACCGCCCCGACCATGAAACAGGCCGAGGAGGTGCTGGCACCCTTCCGCACCGCATTGGCGCGGGCAAAGGGGCCGGTGTTCCAGTTTATGACCGAGGGCAGCCTGCAAAACACCACCGGCTCCAAGGCAGACCGGGTGAAGATGGCTTCCACCAAGAAGGGCATCGAGAACTTTTTGACCAACAGCCTTCTGGAAGTGCGCCCGATGACCATTGAGAAGCTGCAAGGACGGCGTGACACTGTGGCGACCGTGGACGAGTGGCTCTCCTGCGACATCCGGGAAGACCCCATTGGTGCCATTGAACAGGGCGCAGCCAAGAACGAGAATTACCTCATCGTGGCGGCTTCCTCCGAGGGCACGGTGCGCAACGGCTGCGGCGATGACATCAAAATGGAGTTGATGAGCATCCTGAAAGGGGAGTACGTCAACCCCCATGTGTCCATCTGGTACTACAAGCTGGACTCCATTGAGGAAGTGGGCCAGCCGGAGATGTGGCTGAAGGCCAACCCGAACCTGGGCAAGACCGTGAGCTACGAGACCTACCAGCTGGACGTGGAGCGTGCGGAGAAATCTCCCAGCGCCCGAAACGATATTCTGGCCAAGCGCTTCAACCTGCCCATGGAGGGCTACACCTATTTCTTCCCTTACGAAGAGACCCTGTGCCACAGGAAGAGAAGCTTCTGGCAGATGCCTTGTGCCATGGGCGCGGACCTTTCTATGGGCGACGACTTCTGTGCCTTTACCTTCCTGTTTCCGCTGTCCAACGGATATTTTGGGGTCAAGACGCGGGACTACATCACATCCTACACCCTCAGCCAGCTTCCGGCTTCGAGACGGCAGCAGTATGAGGAGTTTATGCGGGAAGGGACCCTGTTCGTGTTTGATGGCACGGTCCTGGACATGATGCAGGTGTACGACGACCTGGACAACTTTATCATGGAGAACGAGTACGACGTGCGGGCGTTTGGCTACGACCCCTACAACGCACAGGAGTTCGTGAAGCGTTGGGGTGATGAAAACAGCACCTTTGGCGTTGTGAAGGTGATCCAGGGTGCAAAGACCGAAAGCGTGCCGCTGGGTGAGCTGAAAAAGCTGAGCGAACAGCGGAAGCTGCTGTTTGACGAACAGCTGATGCAATTTGCCATGGGTAACTGCATTACACTGGTGGATACCAACGGCAACCGGAAGCTCTACAAGCAGCGGCAGGATCAGAAGATCGATGCCGTGGCTGCCATGATGGACGCTTACGTGGCGTGGAAACAGAACCGGGATGCGTTTGAATAAAACGGAACCGCCAGCGTATTACGGAACGAAAACGCAGTACGCTGGCGGTTACTTGTTTTTAGATCTTTTGATAAATACTTCCGTCAGAACGGAGGTAGAGTTCAGATGGCTCGGAGGGCTTGTCCAGTGCTTCTTCAATAAACGCAAGAAGCGGAGTCTCCGATTGCGAATTCAGAGTGTCGTACAGTTTCAGAACTTTATGTTCGCTCTGTGATACATCGCCTTTCAGCAGGCCCTTTTTCTTACTTTCAAGGTCCTTGTTGATCCTGTCGGAGAATTTTGTTATGGCACTGATCATGCGGTTCTGCGTCAGTGCAAACAGAGGCTTTGCATCCGCGCTGATATTTGCAAGATAGGATTGGTTCCAGTTTTGCGAATAATACGCTTCCATGATCGTGCTGATGGCGTAAAGCTGCGAGGCGAGATCAATTCCTTGTTTGTTCTGCAATACAGTTTTTGCTTGATTTTCGTTGGACTTTGCAGCAGCAGAACTCTCCAGCTGCTCTGTGTAAAATTCTATGTCCGCAACCGCTTTGATTTTTGCTCGCTGAAGATTCCCGATCGTAGCCATGCGCTGCGGTTCACTGAGCATGATAGTTGCGTAATTTGCGAGCGCATATTTTACGAAGGTAAGCTCCGACAGCAGCTCAGTACGCTTGGATGCCTGAAGGAATGCCAGAAGGTCGTCCAGCTTCCGGTTGACCTCTGTCAGCTTGGAACTGATATCTGCAAGAAAATACTGGCCGGTTGCAAAAGATGCTACACTGAACATCTGGAAGGCAGCAACTGCTGTGGGATTGACCTTATACAGAGATGCACTTCCGGCAAAACTACCTGCTGCGTCTATCATTGTGGTGGACTGACCACCCTGATGGAGGTTCATTAAAGTCCCCTGAATGCCCTTCGGAAAATGGAGAACATACAGATTGGATGCCGTGTCAGCCACAAGCTGCGCAGGAACCAGCTGCAGAAGGGCGTTTGCTGTAATGCCGGCCTGCTCCGGAAATTCAATCTTCCGAAAGCGGGATGTATCGCCAAAGTCAAAAGAAACATCGCTGGTTGTCACTTCGCAGTTCAGATTCTGAGTGGGAAACAGTTCGTAGTTGACCATAGCAGGAAGCCTCCTCATATTTTGTAAGTCTATCATACCGCAGGAAGCAGCTGTTTGCAACAAATTTTGTGAAAGGAACGCAGAATGCACGAATATACCAACATCTGGAGATGGAGAAATCCAGATGAGCTTTATCACTATGGCATTAAAGGTATGAAATGGGGAGTCCGGCGGACAAAAGAGCAACTCGCACATGACCGATATTCAATCGAAGCGAGAGCTGCCCGGAAATTCAGAAAACCGTTTTATACTTCAAATGGTGTCCTTGTGAAAGGTCTATCGATTCATGCACTGGATCGTACCCAAGACCCCACCAGGCAGGTGACTCTGGAAGGATTGCTGGATGCGTTGCAAAAGCCGCTAAACTCTGATACAATAAAGGTGCGGTATAATGAGAAGGGACAGCCTAGTCAACGGTTTATTGGTCAGCACGCTACGGTAAACGTAAACCCCGAAAATGGCTGTGTCACGACTGTCTGGAAAACAGGGCATGATGTAATCCGAAAATACACTAAGAGGTGATCCATGATGCTTACCGAGAAACAGATCGATTTTTTGAAAAGTCTGGGGCTTGATTACGATTATACCAAAATCGATAATTTTTCCGATGAGTGGGCCGAAATCGAAGAACGAGTCGGCGATGAACTGGAATATCGGGGGCTGGATGACAATTACTTTCCAAACGAGATAGGAACGATGTGCGAATCTATTTTAGACATCATTCCGTAATACGGTACATCTGAACGCATCAGCTTAATTGCTGGTGCGTTTTTTTGTTTGTGAGGAGGTGAACATTATGGTATACAGAGATGAACTTTATCATTGGGGCATCAAGGGCATGAAATGGGGCGTGCGACGATACCAGAACAAGGATGGTACGCTTACTTCTGAAGGAAAGAAACACTATAGTCAAGATCACGAGGACTATACACGAGCACATACAAAGAAAAGTGTCCGTGAAATGAGTGACAGTGAACTGAATGCTCGAATCAATCGATTGCAGAAAGAGCAACAGTATAAACGGCTTACTGCTTCTCCCAGCAAGCTACAGAAAGCCATTAAAATTGCTGGAGCAACTGCCACGGCACTTGGGACTGTTACAACGCTTTATAACAATGGTTCTAACGCGATGAAGCTCGGTAAGAGTATTGTTGAATCTGGGGCGTTTAAGAACGCTGTTGTTGGATGCGCACTGACCGCAACAATGAAGGCCCATGGTGCATAAGGAGGAAAAATGCAAGTTTATAAAGATGAGCTTTATCATTATGGTATTCTCGGCATGAAATGGGGGCATCATAAAGCAAAAGTATCCACGGCGAAAGCAAAAGTGCGAAATAAAAAAGAAACCAGCTCGAAACGCAAGAAAGTGAAAAAGTCTTCATTCAAGAGCGATGCTATGTCCGCCTACAAGGAAGAAAGAAAGCGCCAGAAACAATTTTTAGCCACGCAAAGAGCAATCAAAGCTGGCGAATATTTTGCAAATCAGTATCTTGCTAATACAAACACTACGCTTAATGGTAAGCCCTTGCGGGTGAACCATGCTGCTGTGGTTCTGGTGCAGCATCTTCTGAATAAAAAGTATGTGGCGGATTCTTTTCGATGATGGAAAATGAAACACTATATCACCACGGAATTCTCGGTATGAAATGGGGTGTGCGACGGTACCAGAACGAAGATGGCACCCTCACGGCAAAAGGAAAGAAACGATATTCCAATGTGATAGGGTTACAATCAAAGAAAACAGGCGAGAAACTGTATGTTGCTCAACGGCAGAGAAAAAATGGCGATTCAGAACGAAACTTTGATATTCTTCAAAACGGAAAAAAGATTGGAAATGCCTGGCTAGAGGATCAAGGCGACAATCTGTATGTAAACTGGATCGACATAAAGAAGTCAGAACGAGGAAAAGGTTATGCCGATTCAGTAATGGGCTATATCGTGAAATACGCTGACGATAATGGATATAAAACTTTATCATTGGAAGTTCCGGGAAGCAGCCAGGACGCGCGGCATATTTATGAAAAACATGGATTTAAAGCAGAATCACCTGTGCAGAGCACTCGTGATGATGTCTGGGATGGACTTACTGCTATGAAGAGGAGAAAGTGAATGACATCACAAACCTTTGGCTCCAGACTGAGACACGCCTGGAATGCGTTTTTAAACCGTGATCCCCCCGGAAGAAGCGGCGAAGGATACAGCTACCGGCCTGACCGGGTAAGGCTGAACCGAAGCAATGACCGGACGATCATGACTGCCATCAACACCCGCATTGCAATGGACGCTGCGGCAATTACTATCAATCATGTAAGGCTCGATGAAAACGGACGCTACGACGAAACCGTTGATTCGGGCCTTAATTCTTGCCTGAACCTTTCCGGCAACAAGGATCAGACGGGCCGGGCGCTGCGATATGACATGTTCCTTTCCATGCTGGACGAGGGATGCATTGCACTGGTGCCAATTGACGTGGACTACGACGGGAAGACCGGTAAGACCCGGATCGAATCCATGCGGGTGGGAAGGGTGCTGGAATGGTACCCGGACGACGTGCGGCTGGAAGTGTACAACGACCGGACCGGACGGAAAGAGGAGATCACCCTGCCGAAGACACAGGTGGCCCTGGTGGAGAACCCGTTCTATGCCGTGATGAACGAGCCCAACGGCACGGTGCAGCGCCTGATCCGGAAACTGAACCTGATGGACGTGATCGACGAGCAGGTGGGCAGCGGCAAACTCGACCTGATCATCCAGCTGCCCTACGTTGTGAAGGGCGAGACCCGGAAGAAACAGGCCGAAGAACGGCGGGCACAGATCGAACAGCAGCTCGCCGGTTCCAAATACGGCATTGCCTACACCGATGGCACGGAACATATCACGCAGCTGAACCGCAGCCTCGAAAACAACCTTCTGAAGACCGTGGAATACCTGACCAACATGGCATACAGCCAGTTGGGTATCACCCCGGAGATCATGAACGGTACTGCTTCCGATGCTGTGATGACCAACTACGAGAACCGCACCATCGAACCCATTGTGGCGGCTGCCGTGGACGAGATCCGGCGGAAGTTCCTGACTGAGGACGATCGGGCGAACCGGGAATCCGTGATGTACTTCCGTGACCCGTTCAAGCTGACCCCCGTTTCCGCCGTTGCCGAAATGGCCGACAAGTTTACCCGCAACGAGATCATGACCTCCAACGAGTTCAGGCAGGCCATTGGTATGAAACCCAGCAAGGACCCCAAGGCAGATGAACTGCGGAATGCAAACATCAGCCAGAGCAGTGAGGAAATTGCGGCGCAGAACAAAACAATCACGGCAGAGCGGGATGCCGTAGAGAGGAGTATTGCAAATCAAAATGGTTAATTTTGACTACGATTGCAGCGGCTGGGCGACGAAAGCGAACGTCCGGTGTTATGACGGGCTGGTGATCGCGCAGGATGCCTTTAAGGAGTGCAGTGGCAAGGTTGTGCCAATGGTGTACAACCACGACCACTCCAACGTGGACAACGTGATCGGCCACTGCCTGCTGGAAAACCGGCCCGGCGGCGTGTACTGCTATGCCAAATTCAACGACACCGACACCGGCAAGACCGCAAGACAGTGCGTGGAGAGCGGCGACCTGAGCGCCTTTTCCATTTTTGCCAACGGCCTGAAGAAGGTGGGCAGCACCGTGAAGCATGGCTTTATCCGGGAAGTGAGCCTGGTGCTGGCCGGATGCAACCCGGGTGCCCTGATCGACGAGGTGGTAAAGCACAGCGCCGATGAGGACTACGAGGGCGGCGAGGCCTTTATTTATAACGAGGACGGCCTGAGCCTGACCCACGGCATGGACCCCGAGGGCAACCCGCTGGAAGACCTTACACACAGTGCGGACAGCGGCGATGCCGTGACCGACGATGAAGCAACACAGGAGGAAGCCAAAATGGCGGACGAAAAGAACATGAACAAAGAAGAGACCGTTGAGGATGTGTTCAACACCCTGACGGAGAAGCAGAAAAATGTCGTATACGCGATCATTGGTTCTGCTATGGCCAGTGAAAAGGATGATGACGGTGAGGAGGACGATACCGTGAAGCAGAATGTTTTCGACAAGGATACCAGCGCAACCGTGCTGAAGCACAGCATCGAAGAGATCAACAACGTGGTCAAGACCGCAAAGAGCCATGGCACCATGAAGGCTGCCTTTGAGGATGCCGGCATGGACAGTGACGAGCTGGCCCACAGCATCGACAACATCGACTGGCTGTTCCCTGAGGATCACCTGCTGGACACCACGCCCCGCATCATCGACAAGCCCGACGACTGGGTGAGCGTGGTCATGGGCGCTGTGCACCACGTCCCCTTCAGCCGTATCAAGAGCATGTTTGCCGACCTGACCGAGGAGGATGCCCGTGCAAAGGGTTACATCAAGGGCAACTTCAAGAAGGAAGAGGTCTTTGGTCTGCTGCGCCGCTCCACCAGCCCCACCACCGTGTACAAGAAGCAGAAGCTGGACCGCGACGACGTGATCGACATTACCAGCTTTGACGTTGTGGCATGGCTGAAGCAGGAGATGCGCCTGAAGCTGAACCGTGAGCTGGCTCTGGCTTACCTGCTGGGCGACGGCCGTCTGGCTGCTTCTGAGGACAAGATCGATGAGAACTGCATCCGCCCTGTGTTCAACGACAGCGACCTGTTTACCATCAAGGTCCAGTGCAAGACCACCGGCCTGACCACCGTGGAGGACAAGTACAAGGCCCTGATCAAGCAGATCCTGCGCAGCCGCAAGGAGTACCGCGGCTCTGGCACCCCCACCCTGTTCACCACCGAGGACGCTCTGACCGAGATGCTCCTGCTGGAGGACGGCATCGGCCACCCGCTGTATGCTGACGAGGCTGCTCTGGCCCGCAAGCTGCGTGTGAAGAACATTGTGACCATCCCCGAGATGGAGGGCCGCAAGGGTGCCAAGGGCGGTGACCTGGTCTGCCTGATCGTGAACCTGGCCGACTACACCGTGGGCGCAGACAAGGGCGGCGCTGTTTCCATGTTCGACGACTTCGACATCGACTTTAACGCCCAGAAGTACCTGATCGAGACCCGCTGCTCCGGCGCTCTGACCACCCCGTTCAGTGCTATGGCTGTTGAGTGGGCTGCTTAAAGAGAAAGGATAGAACTATGCTGAACACCATCTACGAGACCGGTTATGACCTGCACGTGGCAAACTACATTGCCTACCTGCACACCGACAAGAAGCTGTACGAGGACGAGGCCCACAAGGTTCAGGCCAAGAAGGCTGACGTGGAGGAGGCCTTTAAGCTGGGCCGTCTGATCGTGATGGCTGCCGACAAGACCTACCTGCCTGTGGCCCTGGTGGCTGCCGGTGTGGTCGTGACCGACGGCACCACCGCCACCACCTGCGCTGTGGCTGCGGACGAGGCCTGATTTTTCAGAGCTCAAGGTTAGCTGCAACAAATCAAAATGGAGTGAGAAGAGATGAGATACTGCGGGAAGCTGGGATTTGCAGATAAGGTGGAGGAGACCGCCCCCAGCGTATTTACCGAGAAGATGACTGAACACACCTATTACGGGGACGTGCTGGAGTTTGGACGGCAGATGCAGATGGGGGACAAGGTGAACCCCGACATCACGGTTGGAAACCAGTTGAGCATTCTGGCTGACCCGTTTGCGAACGACCATCTCTACGATCTCCGGTATGCGGTGTTCATGGGACAGAAATGGCAGGTGACCGGCGTGAAGGTACAATACCCGCGCCTGATCCTGACTTTGGGAGGGCTCTGGAATGGAAGCACGGCTGAAGGTTGACACGCTCCTGCGCGAAGTGCTGAAGGAGAACGGAAAGTCGATCCACCTCTATTTTCAGCCGAAAGCGGGATTCCAGCTCCAGTATCCCTGCATCGTGTACAGCGAAAGCAGGATCCGAAACAACCATGCAAACAACAGGGTCTACATCCAGCATCCGTTCTACACGGTGACCGTGATGGACAAAGACCCTGACAGCAAGATCAAAGCGGCCGTAAGTGTGTTGCCAAAATGCACCTACGACCGCTCTTTTGTTTCGGACGGATTATACCACACCGTTTTTACGATCTACATCTAAGGAGGAACTATATGTCCAGACTGATTTGGGACGCTGTCGGCGAAAAGTTTTACGAGATGGGCACCAAGATGGGTGTCCTGTATCCCATGAACAACACCGGCGCTTACGACAAGGGCGTGGCCTGGAATGGCCTGACCGCCGTGACCGAGAGCCCCTCCGGCGCTGAGGAGACCAAGCTCTACGCCGACGACATCAAGTATGCTTCTCTGCGCTCTGCCGAGGAGTACGGCTACACCATCGAAGCCTACACATACCCCACCGAGTGGGAGCCCTGCGACGGTTCCGCACAGGTTGCAACGGGTGTTTCCATCGCCCAGCAGCAGAATCTGATCATCCTCAAGCCCGGGCAGGGCGGCAGACTGGAATATGCCGG